CAAATGCCGCAACAGATGATGGGACAACCAATGATGGGCGGTGGAAATAAAAAACAAATTAAAAAATATTGTTTTATTAAAGACAATAAAATAGTTGATGCAAGCAAAGAAGATTTTTTTTTTTAACAAAAAAAGCAACTAATGTTAATATAAGTCAATCTGGAGGAGGCGAACGTATCACCATACCATCATATAAACCCAATAATCCAAATACATCAAATATTGAAAAAGAAATATTTCAAAGCACTGCTGCGAATCAAAAACAAGCTGAACCTCAACCATTGATTGATTTTAAATATTATCAACCACCAAAACCAAAAAGAGATCCCAAAGAGCCAAATCTTATGAGTTATTTTCCAGTATATCCAGCAAATCAACTAATACAACCTCAATATGGTTATCAGAATCCTCCTATGATTGCTCAACCACTACCACCGATAATTAAAACTTATAATATACAAACAAATGGTCCAATGGATGATCATAAAGCACTAACAATAATTTATGAAGATTATTTGCCTAGTAAAATAACTGTAGAATCATTATCTTCTGTAAGTGAAAGATTACAACTTTATAAATTTATAAGATCATCTATATTTAGCAATGAGGATGGAAAGAATATTGATATTGATAGTTCCTCAACAAATAGTTTGCTGAGTTATATTAAGTTTGATGAATTAAATCCGTACAATACATATGATTTATCTAATAATCCATACAAAGGATTACCTGAAGGATTTATGATTTTCCGCTCTTGTTATCCAATAAGAAAAGACCTTCAAGCAAGTTCTGTAATGTGTGCTAAAGATTCAACATCTGTAAATATAAGAATTTATCGTATGGTTGATGGCTCAGTCAACATATTTAGAACTGCCGCATCATCAATTTATCAGTTTGATGAATGGCGTGATATTGCATTTTATGAGTATGTTAGGGAGAATATAATTAAAAGAAATATTTCACCAAATTTTACTTGCATATATGGATATTTTATTTCAGAGAATGCGACAATTGATTTTGATGAACTTGAAAAAATAAAAGGAAAAACCACTACCACACAACCTAAATATATACAAATAAATCAATCATCTAAAACAGTTGTAAATAATTCAGTATTTATGCAACAAACAAATAATCAAAATCCTCAACCATTCCAATCCCTTCCAGCATTACCTATGTTTGGTAGTTCAAACATACAACCTATCACTACACTTGTTGGATCAGCACCTCCACAACTTCAACAAATAAATATTGGTGCAATATCATCAATTGATCCAAGTAAATTACAATTAAATAGACCACAAAATGGAGGAGGTAAAATGTTACAACAGAAAATCACACAACCTATCAGACAATCTGCTGGAAATTCAACAAATCTTTTACACAATCAAAACATCCAACCTATCAGACAATCTGTTGGAAATTCAACAAATCCTTTACAAAACCAAAACATCCAACCTATCAGACAATCTGTTGGAAATTCAACAAATCCTTTACACAATCAAAACATCCAACCTATCAGACAATCTGTTGGAAATTCAACAAATCCTTTACAAAACCAAAACATCCAACCTATCAGACAATCTGCTGGAAATTCAACAAATCCTTTACACAATCAAAACATCCAATCTATCAGACAATCTGTTGGAAATTCAACAAATCCCTTACAAAACCAAAATATCCAATCTATCAGACAATCTGTTGGAAATTCAACAAATCCCTTACAAAATCCAAATATTCGTCCAATCATTCAATCAGCCGGACAAGGAACACAATCGCAACAACCACAATCACAACAACAACCACAACAACAACCACAACAACAAGTAATAATAAATAATCCAAATGCATATTTGGGTGCGGCGATGGTTACGCTCACAGAATCATCTACATATAATCTATACAGATGGGCTTCAAAAACATATGAGTTGGAAGGAAATATTAAACGAATGATAAATCCGGGAATACATACAGATAATGAATGGATGAATGTATTATTTCAAACAATATCAGCATTATATGTATGTCAGCTTCACCAAATAATAATTAATAATTTTAGTCTTAGAAATAATTGTATGATTAAAGATATGAATCTAAAAGGTCAGGCAAAGAAATTCTGGAAATATATCATAAATGATATAGAATATTATATACCTAATCTTGGATATTTGATATTATTAGATACTAATTTTAGAGATGTTGATGAACAACCAACAACTTTGGCTACTAAAATACAAAATAAAAAACAATTTTATACAAATAATCATAAAATTGATGGAAAGATAGTAGGAACACAGCTTACAGATGCGGAAATAAATGATAAAGTTTTTGAAATGTTTATTGATGCGATTAATCCCAGTAAAATGAAACAAGTATCTCCATCTGATGGTTTTGTATTACCAGGTTCTGAAATAATGAATTTACTAGGAGATATGTATAGAGAAGCTGTATCAGATGGACAAAAATCAATTGAGCCATACATAATTAAATATATGAAACAATTTTTAAATAATAGAATTGGAACCGAACTAACAGAAACAGATGTTGGAACCGGAGCTGCTAATATTATAAAAACTGGTAATAAGTTATTTAGTAGAGGACAAATACTCACATATTATGATAATAATAAATATACATTTGTAATGTTTTTATCAGTCACGCAAGGAAATGTTACTATAATAACAAAAGATAATTCGACATTTGTAGAAAAAACTGTCCCCCACACATCACTATATGCATATGGTGGTAAAATAATACAAAATATTAAACCAACCGAACCTACTATGGTGGATGATGATATGATTGAACAATATGTTATCAAAACATAATTTTTTTAAATATATTAAACATATATTTTTTTCTTTTCTGATATTAATAATGAATTATTCGGATATTGTATCAAAACCAAATTATAGAATGACACAAAATGGATTTTGTGAGCCAAACAATTCAAACAATAATTATGAAGAATTGCCAGAATTTAAAATGATTCAAAATAAAAAAAATGACATATATGGTTCATATTATTGCGGTGGTTCAGATTCTAATGGCGGAGGAAGTTTAAGTAATATGGTAATGAAAGATATTGGTTATGAATCAGAAGTTAGTAAACTATTTTTCTCACGATCCAATATAAATAGATTACAAAATAAAATAAAAACAGAAGTTCAGAGACGTTCTGATGGAAAATTTAAACTAGATGTCAATCAAGATGATACAGATATGGTGATTGCAATGAGAGCTATTTTTTTAGATAATACAAAAAATTTACCACATCATATTGTCAAACAAGTAAAAGAATTAAACAATTTATTTATTAAAATGGTTGTACCGGATATAATGACAAATATTAAACAACAATATGATTATATTGATGATATCTCACGTCCTCTCAAAACTATACCCAGACCATTAAATGTTAATAGAGCTGGTAGAAAAAGTCTTCCATCCACTACAACTATTTGGGGTTTTGGAAGATAATTTTATTATTTGTTAAAAAATATGAATTTATTTTTTAGCTTAATAATTTGTTTACTATATAAATACTTTATTCAACATGTTGTATAAAATTAAAAAACTCATTAGCTTTTTGTTTCCATGTCCAATTTTTTATTATCGCATCTCTGCCATTTTTTCCATATTGCACTATTAAATTACGATTGTAATATAAATAATTCAATGCATATATTAGTTTTTCTGTATTTCTATCTACAAATATTCCTGTTGGATTATTTGGTATAGTATTATATAATTCTTCACATATACCTACTTTTGTTGATATCCAACATCTACCACATGCAGATGCTTCTAAAATTTGATTTGGCGTACCTTCAGCTAAACTAAAACAAATTATTATATCAATATTTTTAATATAATTTGGAATTTCATTATGAGGTAAATATTTTCCTGTATATTTGTCTTGAGGTATAAAATTAAATTTATTATTCATTTTTTCAACAGTTTTTTTAATCATACTAAATCCTTTATTTATACCATGTGTATTAGGATTACTATTACCAATCCAACCTATATTTAATTTTTCTTTTGTATATATATCATTATTATATTCACAATATGTAAATAAATCAGTATCTACCCCATCATAACACTTATACATATTATTATGATTAAATAGTTTTTTTTCTTGTATTATATTTAAAATATATGGTGAAGCATACAGACAATAATTTATTTTCTTAAAAAAGTATAATAAATTATTATATAAGATTAATTGATTTTGTTTGTTATCATTATTACACCATAAGGAATAATCATATATGCATAAATTAATGCTTTTTATATTTTTAGTATAAAAATAATCAAGAATTATTTTATTTGAATTCCAGTATGCAAAAAATATTATATGATCGGGATTAGAGATTTGTGAATTATTTTTAATCTTTTTACTAAGTTCATTATATGTAATAATATCAAAATTATATTTGTTTACATATTTTTTAATATTTTTACTAATATTATCAAATGCCCATCCATATGAATCAATAATTAATAAAATTTTTATATTTTGTGTATTCAGATATGTTGATTCGACTAATTTATCATCTTCAGTAATATATTTTAATTGATTATTTGATTCGACTAATTTATCATCTTCAGTAATATATTTTAATTGATTATTTGATTCGACTAATTTATCATCTTCAGTAATATATTTTAATTGATTATTTTTATATACATATTTTAATTCATCATTTAATTCAAATAACTTACAATCCTCAATAATATTTGAAGTTTTGATTAGTGAAATATGAATCATATTGTTTGATAATCCATATAATATATTAAAATCAACATTATCCTGAGAATCTTGTAACAAACTACTTCTACTCGAAAACTCATCCTTGTTAGTATTTTTTATTTCAATATATATGGGTTTTACATATTTATATTTATTTTTTATCATATTAACAAAATTAATACTTGTTTCACAATAATTTTTATTATTCACAATATTATCGCTCCAAATTTTATTGGTATTATTATAAAACATACGATATTCATTATAGTATGAATAATTCTTATAATAAAAATCATTCTCATGAATAAATAATGTTAATCCAGAAAACCAAACTGCCATTAAATCATCAACATCTCTATATTTATCTAACATTTCTATTAAATTTTCACGAATCGCATAAAAATCACCATCCCATTTAATTTTTTTATTATAAGTCGCTTTTGAAGCAGTCCAATTATAATAGTTTGCTAAAGTATTATTTTTATTTAGATTATTAATATGTTCTTTACCAACATTAGGTATCTTAATCTTATACTCATATACAAAAATATTATTATATTTTTTTTCTAAATCTAAAATAATTTTTAATGTATTATCAGTAGAATTATTATCTACAACAATTATTTCATCTGCTAAATCAACAATATCTAATATACATTTTTCTATGGTATCTTGTTCATTTTTTATTCTTAGTAAAAATGAGTAACCATTTTTCATTATATTATTTTTTTTATACACATTCTTAATATCACGTTCAACATTATTTATATTAGTAACAGTCACATATCCTATTTTATTTGTTTTTACTATTGATGATTGTTCACTTCTTATAATATTTTGTTTCATTGTATATATTAAGAATATTTTTTTGTAGTTAAACTTATTTGAAAATTATAAAATAATTACTATAATTTGTATAGTAATTATTCTTAATCAAGCATATACACCACTATAAATGAGAAAAAAGATAAATATTTAATAAAATCTATTTACTGTTTGATGTAAATTAGAATAGTTCCGTATTTCTTAATCAAATCAATTGCACCTGGATTTTGTCCATTGCTTCTTGGAGTAATATTGTTAATAGGGTCAATATTAACTTTTTTGCCAGTAGTAGGATCAACATCAGCATATCCAGAAATAGATGGATTGTAAATGTAGTAATCAGTTGATGTTTTACCAGCAGCAATATTTGCTGGGCTGATAACAATTGCTGCACAACTAGTTGACACATAGTCTTTGAGAATTGGTTTGTTGACAACCACTGCAGAACGGAGTTCAAATGTATCATTTTTAATTTTAATTGTATTATCAACAACCACATCAACATCATTAATAGTAGTCAATCCAGTAAAATTTTGCTGAACATTCATATATTGAATTCCCATATTTGCATTTGCAAAGTTTATAGATTGATATCTACGATTAATTACAAAAATGAGTGGACCACTGCAATAAATAACAGAACGATTCTTAGGAACAATACTCTTGTGTTCAATAAACCAGTCTGCTTGGTTCATGACAGATTTAAGATTGACAGAAACACTTTGTTGAGGGATGAGTCTTACATTAATAAGAGGTTGGCTGACAAAGTTGTGAAGCGAACGATTAATTTGTCCAATATTAGAATAACCCATTCCGATTGGCTTAATAAAGGAAGAAATCTGAGAAAATATAGGGCGGAAAGAGAATACACCAATCAATTTCTTGAGTATTGTGCATTCATCCTGAACCTGATAAGTATCAGGAGAATCAAAATATGTCCAATCAAATGAATTGATAATTCTGATAAATCCAGTAATATTATCATTTGAATCAAAATCATTCTTAGAATAATATCTTCCTTGTCTGAGAGACATCACATTTTTCCATAATTCAATCTGGATTTTAAATCTCTTGAGAAGATTGACAATTGGGGTTTCGTCAGTAAAATACGAGAGACTATTAGGATCTCTGGATATCGCAACAGAAAGGTCAGTATCAGCATCAAGCTCACCTGGAAGATAGTTATCATTTGTATTCATATATTTACGCATATAAAATTGCGATCGTTGAACAATCATACGACCAATATTCGAATATAACATACGTTTTTCAAAATCATCAATCTTGTTCAAGAACATAGCAACAATAACAGGGTGGATGTGAAGTTGAACATTATGATAGTTGCTATCATATTTGCCCAAAAGTGCTTCAGGAGCACAGTCACGATACATAACCAGATTATTTTTAACTGCAGCATGGAGTGATCGGCTATGTTCGAACAATCTAGCAATTTCATTGAGAGATGACTGATCGGTTGCTTTAATATCAATTTGCGAACCAACATATGAAGAAAGTCCTAAGAATTTAGACATATCAGTGTATCCAAGGTCTTGATTATACATGTATGGACCCTCAATATCACCCTTCAAAACATATCTAATAAATGCTTCCTTTTCAGTTTGAGAGAAACCATGCTTAGAAGCATACTTGATACCAGCAGAGGCAATCTCGCCAGGTTCAGACAGATTAGTAGCTAAGAGTTTCTGAGTAAATTTCTTGATAAATTTAGAAAGTTTATTACGAGCCTCCACATACTTTTCCATAAAAGCATCAACTTCACTTTTTGATTTGCCTTGCGTCTTAAGAAGAGCAGCAACTTGCTCAGTTTTCATTCCATTTGTAAGATAGAATTTGAATTCATCTTGCTGAGAATTTTTGCTCGAATCATCCGCGGGTTTTGTATTCATTCTAGTAGAATCCATTCAGATATAATTATATATTTGATAAAAAAATATTCAAAAATAATATTTTTATATTTATATTTATATTTAATAAAAAAAATGCACTTATACTTTATTATTTATTTTATCTAACATATAAGTTATTTTTTTCTTTATCAATCCTGATAAAATTTTTTTTGGTTCATCTGTAGTTTGATCATCTGTTTTATCAATTTTTAATATTGATTCTATATTTTTAATCTCTGCCGAATATCCTTCAAAAATATTCACACAATCTTGTATTTTATCATCATATATTAGATTTCTTATTAATTTATTAGCTTTAATAAAATCTTCAATGTTCATATTTTTTATACAATTATTTGAATTAACAATATTTCTCTTATTAATTCTTCTAATAGATGTTCTATTCAAATCGTCAGGAAAATCTAATTTACGCTTTAACCATTCAATATTAGTAAATGAATTAGATGTTGTGAGTATATATGATGGTATCGCACAAGTCAGTATGCCGTGAACCTGAGGCATATCCCAATTTTGATCACTATATATATAGTTTTCAATCAAATCACCCTTTGATATAACTTTAGCAATTCTTTCTGTTGTATCATATATAGATTTATTTTGTTTATTATCATTTAATATTTTTATATAATTTTGTTGCATCATCAAAGGAATTATAACTTTTTCACTCTCATATAATCTCAAACAATCACTAATATTTTTATAATTAGTAATTAATTCAGATGTTGATGAAAATATATCAAGATTTAAATCTTTTTTCTTAGAAATATTAATATAATTCTCAATATCTTCCACTGACAATGAGTCTGTATAATTAGATTTTAAATCTTGTAAAACTAATAATAAACGTCTAAAATCTTTTTGGATATTATTAAGCAAAAAGTCAACAGCTTCTTCATCAACAAATTTAATATCTTCTTTAACCGCAACAATACCTAATAATTTTTTAAGACTATCTGTAGATGGTTGTTTGAAATATATTATCTTTGTATTAGTTTTTAAAATAGATGTAATTTTACTATGTTTTCCATCAGATACAAATATAATCGGAAAATCCCAATTATCATCATTATATTTAAATAATGACAATATGAAGTTTTTTTCTACCTGAGAACTAACTGATTCTAAATTATCTATAATCAATACTGGTTTTTTACAACCATTACCAAGAATTTTGTCAAATATATTTATAGATTTTATAAGACTCTCAATCATTGCATCTATATCTTTATTTGAACCTAATGTATTAAAATTAAATAGCTTAACATTATATTTTAAATCACTAAGAATTGTGCTGATAGTTGATGATTTTCCTACTCCATGATCGCCAATAATAATCATACTACTACATTGATCATCAGATCGTTGCTTTTTACATAAATTTTTAGTTATCAATGATGAATTATTATCAGATTCTATTTCATCACTATCAATCAATACATTATTATTCTTTTTTCTTTTGTGTGGAACTAATAATCTTTTTTTCTTATTAGTATTATAATTATTCAACCAATCAATAATATCATATATTTGTTGTTTGTTTCCAATAATATCATATTTTGTTTTAGGTTTATATTTTTCTGTCCAACACATAAAATCTTTAGACATATTATTAATATTAAATGTATTATTTATTTATATAAAAATTAAATAACTTTTTCAATTTTTATTCTATGAGAATATTGATTGATTAAATTCATCAATTTCTTCAACTGATTCATCACTATCAGACAAACAAATTATTTGATTATCTTCCTTTTTAAAAAAATCTTCAGTAAGTAATATTTCATTTGTAAAAACAGTTTTATTAATATTATAATAAAAAGGTTTTAATTTATTGTTAGTTAAATGAACAAGATTACAATCTGACACACAATCTCCATAATTTAAATCCTTAATACATATATTATGAGTTTTAATACATGCACCAAATTTACAATTATATCCTCCAGTGCATTTGTTTCTTGCACACAACTCACACATTTTTGTAAATGTAAGTAATGATTTATATAATGAATGATTTTTTTGTAAATCAATATCTGATAAATCAGATGAACTAAATAATTTATAAATATATTGTCTAGAAAAATCTACATTTTGATCTTCAAGCGAATGTGCATACAAACACTTGTTAGCATATGAGCAAATTCCATTTGTGATAATATTATGACAAAGTATTTTTTTATGATTTTTATTATCTTTTTTTTTAATCAAACTATTATCTGATATATAATTAACATCATTTTTTCTTTTTGTATTTTTTTCAACAACTTGCCATGAATCGTCAACATATTTATTTGACTCTATGATATTTCTTTGCATTAGTATTAACAAATATAATATTATTCTTAAACTATTTTTATAGCATAATATATGGATGAATATAATTTATTAAAAAAATATAAAAAATTTGTTTTAAAAAAGCAATACAAAAAATGTATGGTGGGTGGTAGTGGTAAGACAGAAAGCCAAGCATACGCATCAATAGGAGTTGGAATACCAGATGAATTAGAACCACCTGAAGAAGTATCAAATAATTCTGAAGAAATATCTGTTGAAGAAATTTTATCAGAAGACAAATTACAGACATCGCAAAAATCTCAACCACTACAACAATCTCAACTATCACAAAAGTCTGAACAATCATTACCAACATATGAACAATCATTACCAACATATGAACAAATAGATCAAGTAGAACAATTACAACAATTGCAACAATCATTTAACCCAGTTCCGATAGTTGCACCATCTGAGCCATCAAAGTTAACATTATATGAATTAAAAGTTGGAACAATTTTATATCATCCGACGTATAGTAAAGAAACATTTGACCCAGATGTATTAATTTTAGGAAAGAATAATATACCATTTTCATTTTTTACTCCTTGTTTTGAACTAGCAAAAGCACATATTGGTAATTGTGGACTAACAAATAATATGTCAAAAAAACATAAGATTATACCTAATGGATATATACATCAATTTACTGTAAAAAACAATATTAGTAAAATTTTTATTAGTCATCCGAATGAATTAACAAAAAATTATAAAAAAATAAAAAATCATTTTTGTAATAGTAATAAAAATTTTGATGGATTGGGATGTTTTTTTCCATCCACTCAATCTACCTCTCCCACACAAGATAGTTGTGTGCCCTCAAATCAAGCAAAGTTTTGGTTATGTAATCCAGATGGAAAACTACAATACAATCAATCTTGGAATTGTATAAATATAGGTAAATTAAGTCCACCATATAATTTTAATCAGTAAAATGATTAGAATGATTAGGATAATCATATATTGGTGTAATGCAAATGGGAGTCTTTGTTTTCTCGCATAATGTTGATTTACAGATAGTATCCATTTATTATATATTATTCAGATATGTTTTTTTATCCGAATAATATATGAATGAAACTATATTGAATAATGTTATTTATAAAATGATATGTATTTTTCGAACAGATGATTCTAAAGATATAAATGGTAAATCTTATCCAAAACCTAATGATTTGATTGCTGAATTTACAGGAAAAAAAGAATTAGTTAAAAGATTAAAAGAAATTCAAAATAATAAAGAAGTAGCTGAAAAATCACATCCAATCAAACAACCTATTGATTGTTTGTTATGTGATGCTACCAAAATATCTACAACAAGATTTGTATTAGGGCAATATGTATGGGAAAATTCACTCGTTCACTATGTGGAAAAACATAGTATCAAACCATATGAAAAATTTATAGATTTTTTATTCAATTATATTCTTGATAAAAAAACAAGTCAAATAAAAATATTTGGAAAAATTGTAAGCAGAGAAACTATCAGATATATAAAACTAAATAGAAATCAGTTAATGATTCTTGATGCTCTGATGCGACATGGAGGATATACAAAACGATATGCAGATAAAAAAAATAAAAAAATTTACAGATATTCTGAACATGCAGGATTTTTATCTATTGATAGTAATAAAATAGATAAAATAATCGTTTCTGGCGATACAATAAGAGTTGATAAAGGAGATAATGAGATTTATCTTCCTGGAAATATTGATGATGCATTAAAATATGAATATATATTTCATACTCATCCTCCTACACCACGTCCAGGAGGTAGAGCATCTGAGGGTATGATATATGAATTTCCATCAGTAAGTGATATGCTTCACTTTATTGATACATATAATGATGGTAAAACTATTGGCTCATTGGTTATGACAAGTGAGGGATTATATAATATAACAAAGAAAAATATAGATAATAAAAAAATAGAAGTAGATGAAGATAAATTTTATGATGAAATGAAAATAGTAATAAGAAACATACATATCAAAGCAATTCATATCCATGGAGTAAAATTTACAACATATAAATTTTATTCACAAATTGCCCAAGATACACAATTTATAAATACAATTAATGATAGTTTGAACAAATTTGGACTTAAAATAGATTTTTTTCCTCGTATCCGAGACACCAAAGGGTCATGGGTGGTTGATACGATTCATTTACCAATATTAGAAAAATAATTTTTATAAATATAAATAATATAAAAAATATTTTTCCTTGCGTTGAATATATAACAATGCACAAAGAATTAGAGAAATTTCTGGTTTTTGCTATAGTAATAATTGCTGTAATATGGCTTGTTCGTCATATGATGAAAAGTTGCGGAAATGTATCATCTGAACCATTTGATGATACTGCTAATGCTGTTCCAAACGGTTATGATGTTAAAAAATTATCTCCTCTATACTCAGTAATTGCTGGCAGTGATTTTGTTGGATTACCTGAAACTGTTATTCCTCCATGGGGAGTAAATACAAATAATTATGGTGAATCTGATACTCTTGATGGAATGATGGGTAATGCTGGATTAGAATTTAATCTTTGCAGTAAATCTTGTTGCACCGCTCAATATCCAAATGGAATTAAAATGAAGCCTGATGAATTTGTATGTGGTAGCAAAGATAAATTTACCTCATCAAGCTATACTTGTAATAATGCATATCAGGATTCTGGATGCGTATGTATGACCGAAAAACAATCTGACTTTATTAATAGTCGTGGAGGTAATACATAAATATTATATCGAATTATTTGATTTACATGAATCTGATTTACATGAATCTGATTTACATGAATCCAAACAATATGTGTCTGAATCTGAGTAATCCGAATCATCTGAGTTAGAATCCGAATCATCCGAGTTAGAATCTGAGTTAGAATCCGAATCATCAGAGTTAGAATCTGAATAATCAGAATCACAGTTAGCACATTCAATAACCTCGCAATGTTTGGTATACCAAATATTTACTTTTTGTCCACATTTAAAACATTTATCATAAACTTCTGACATTTTTATAATTATATACTAATATATATTATATTATTAAATAAATTCAATTTTTATTATATTGATAATAATAAAAATATTATTATAAAAAATTTTTTAATCTAAATCATATCAATCATAACATCAGGAAGATTTGTAGGAATATTAATACCTTTATTTATAAGACTAAATGACTTTGGATCAGATGATATAGAATCTATAACATCTTTAGCAAATGTATATGATTTTGTAGGAGGAATAGGTAGTGGTAATTCATGTCTGATATTATTATGTGCTACAAATGTATTAGAATTCATTGGTTGTTGTTCAAATAGTTGTGATGCTGGTTTATGTTCAAAATATGCATATGTGATAAACCAACCAATAAGAGCAACCAATAATGGAATCAATAAATTAACTTCTGGTTTTTTATATACTTTTTGTTTTTTACCACTCTCATCTAAAACTATATCATATTCATCTTTCTCATAATCAGAATTTTCAATACTCCAATTCATATACATATAAGTGACAGTTCCTGCAAGCAAACCAATTATTATAGGATTTTTTACAATTTCCATTTTATCCGACTATATGATTGTATGAGAAATTATTATTTATAATAATATCTTATTCACAAAATTTATTATCTTGATTGTTTGATTCAGGTTTAATATCACCAACCATCTGTGTTGATTCTTTCTGATATGCTTTTTTTGCACTCTCTATCATCTCAATCAAAACTTTATTAGCTTTTTTATTATTTATTCCAAAAAATTCAGATTTTGATACTTTTTCTGGTAGTTCTTTTTCTACTAGCGGTTCATCTCCTACTATCATATTATCTGCATCTCTTTTTAGATTTTGTTCTGTATCTCTTTTTGTATTTTGTTCATCAAATATAACATTTTCTCTACTAATTATCGGAATTTCTTTTGTAATAATAACTTCATCTTTTGGTTGTTCGGATAATATAGTATGACTACTATTATTATGATATATCATTTGTCGGAATGCTGAATAACCACTATCTTCATATATACGATTATCTGCTGAATTTGATTCAATTAAAATTTTTTTCTCACCAATATCTGGAGGCGGTTGTTCGATATAATCTTTATTCAAATATTCTTCGGTTATATCTTTTAGTGGTATAGTTCTCATCAATGCATTTTTTATACCAACTTTTATTAGTTGAAAAATAATTTGTTGATTGTGTTTTATTTCATTATTTGTAAAACCATGCCAAAATAATGTTGGATGATTGTAAAAAATTGTTCCACACTCTATATAACATTTATGAATAAATTTATTAATATCAACTTTCTCATGATATCTATCTGTAACAAGCTTACAATGTTTTTCACTCACATTATATGTTAAAAGAACAATATAAGCTTTTACACAACATCTAATCAAATTATCAAATGTATCTGCACACTTACTATTATCTCTTATTCGAGTTGTTTCTGTTTCAATAATATTTGAATTTAGTTTTTTGATTCCTGCTAATACTTCTTGAAAAATTTTCAGTATACCCGGATTTAATATTGTAGGATTCTTTTTAGCTTCATTTGCATAATAAACTTCTTTACTCTGAGAATCATCATACATTGATTTAAATCCTTCATATAATTGTGGAGCCAATATATTCTGCAAATAATCAGTATATATTTTTTTAATCTCAACAATATTTGTCTCATAATTTCCTGAACCTGACATATTTATACATACATAGAATAATTATTTAGATTGTTAGACGCATTATTTTGCGTACAGAATCAGATAAACTTGATATTTGTATAATATAATGGCTAAAGATATCAAAATTAATCTTGGAGGAAAAATGGATAAATTACCTATAAAAGAATTCTCACTCAAACAATTTGTAGAACATCCAGCAATTGTTATGGTTGCTAAACGTGGTTCAGGCAAAAGCTGGGTAGTTCGAGCCATTTTAGATTTTTTTAAAAATATACCTGTTGGACTAATTATTTCACCAACAGATAGAATGAGTTGTTTTTATGGCAACTTTTTTCCAGATACATATATATTTTACGAATACAAAAGCGAAATTATAGAAAATGCTTTAGCTCGACAAAAATTAATTATTGATAAAGCAAAAATAAAAGAAAAAAAAGGAAAAAAAATAGATACGCGTTCATTTATAGTTATGGATGATTGTTTGGGACAAAAAGGTTCATGGATAAGAGATAAACCAATCCAAGAATTATTATTTAATGGAAGACATTATCATATTATGTATATACTTACTATGCAATTTCCATTAGGAATTACTCCAGAACTAAGAGCAAATTTTGATTATGTATTTTTACTTGCTGAAGATTATGTGTCAAATTTAAAACGTATATATGAGCATTATGCTGGTGTATTTCCATCATTTGAATCATTCCGACAAGTATTTGGACAGCTTACAACTGATTATGGCTCTATGGTTTTGGTAAATCGTGGTGTAAGAGAAAGTTTATTTGAGAAAGTATTTTATTATAAAGCACCAAATTTATCTAATCTTACCAAAGATGAAGCCCGAATAGGATGCAGACAATTTAGAGAATTTCATTCTAAAAATTATAATTCTAATTGGAAAAATAAATGTGAACAATTTAATGCTGATGAATTTTTATTAAGAAAAAAGAAAAATAAAAGTTTGGTAGTTGTTGAAAAAATAAAAGTTGATGAAACTAAATCATAGTATCTAGTATTGACTGATAAAATATTTGTTAATCTTTTCTTGTTTTCTTGCATCTATACTATTAACACCTTTTACCCATACAGATGATTGTGAAAACATATCCGCAAATACATCTGACACATATATTGGGTCATCTTGTTCTTGGTCAAAAGTTCTTGGTAAATACTTATATATTATTTGAGATTTTGGACACATCTTATTTGATGATGTGATGTTGATAACAATCAATATTATTCCAATAAATATAAAAATAACCATTGTTGATTTTGATATCATTATAATAATTATATCAAAGATAATAAAAAAAAATAACTAATTAGTCTTAGACTTATTATATGCTTCTTTCATTTTATTAAGTTTTTCTTGAATATCACGAGAAGCATCTGATAACTGTTTTGTAGATTTTTCAGCTTCAAACAACCTTTCTGTTTCAATCTTAATTAATTCTTTTTTACTGTCAAGGTCAAGCTCAACCTTATTAGCATTAGCTAATTTCTTTTTTTCTATCATTTGCTTCAATCTATCTCTAACTACTGTGCTATCTGTATGACTTTTTGATACTTTCTTAACTTCAGTCTTATCTTCAGTTGAAATCTGATTTGATGCAGCAAGTTCAGCTGTAGTTTTGATACTATCAGTGACTCGTTTCTTATGATTAACTTTAGAATCAGTAACAATCTGTTTGGTTCTTCCAACCAATTCATTCAATGTATTCAAATCTTTTTCTTGTTGTTTTTGCTTATGCGTCTCACTCATAATTTTATCCAATTTCTTATTTCTATATTTAACCGCATCAACTTGATTTGCATCTGCATTCCATGGATTCCATTTTCCAACTTCACCAATATAAATATCAAAATATTTGTCCTTCTTTTTTAACTTCTCTACATACTTATTTGCCTCATCCATATTTGGAAAAACACCACGAATTTTTAATCCACGAACCTTACAATTCATCACTCCCTCAGGAGATACAAATGAAGCAATATAATACATTTGATTCTGAATAGGTTCATCTTCATCCAATTTATCAACTTCTGTATATTTGTAATTAGTAGTATCTTCTTCACCTGTAGAATTTGAAGTATCATATGATACATCAAATTCTTCAATAGTATTCGATTTTAATTCTAATTCATCCATAAATTTTTATATTAATTGTTATTCTTATTCGTTTATATGATTTTTATCTGAAACATAACACCTAACAGTTGGAAAATACATATCAAATATAAGATAAATTACTGTAATTATCATAGATGTATATGTGGTTCCTAAATTGATTGCATATTTTAGTATTAGAAATGTTAGAATAAAAAACATTAAAATTTTATAAATCTTTGAGAATTGACAAAAATCCGTATACATTTTATATTATAAGATAATATAAAAAATTAATTGAGTAATTTACTGCCTCCTGAATAAAATGATGAATAAAATTTCCAATTCATATCCGAGCATATTTTTTCCCAAATATTATCTTGCTCTTTCAATTTATCTTTACTTTTTAATAATGAAAAATATTTAGCATGTTGTTCTAATTCTAATATATGAAATAATTTGTTTAACACATATGAATAATTTAAAAAATTAGATCTTGTATTCGGACAATGATAAGAAAATGATTCCTGCATATTTTGAAACATATTTATTATTTTTTCTTCAATCTCTCTTGGTAATGATATAGGTGTAGTGCCTGATACCTTACAATATATTTGTTGCAAATGTTCATAATATTCTGTCAATCTATATTTTTTTAATATAATTCTTATAAGAGGTGGTGTTATATTTTTTGGAATAATTCTACGCTTCTTCAAATCTTTTTCTATTACATCATACACATACTGTTCAATATGTGCATTTTCTTTTGACTGAAATTGATTTAATTTTTCTTTCAAATGATTACTTTTCTTATAAGGATATTTTTGTTTCTCATTAATAATATCTTTATGAGAAGGAATTTCACTTTCAATAATAGTAGTTTCAGTCTCTCCACATCTTTGACAAATATAACAACCTTCTGATTGATGTATTCGTTTTTCTATAACATATTCACCTTTTTCATCAGTACATACCGAACAATAAATTAAAATATTACTTTTTGCATAATTTGATGCATAAGATTTATCAATCAATTTCATATATTTTTCTTGCAGACTTGCTCTAGTTATAATATTAGTATTTGATTTTTGTTCAGATTCTGCAACTGGTAGATAACAAAGAATAGATTTTGCAGGAGTTATATTTGTGGTTATTATTTTCCTTTTTCTAATAGGTTTTTTTATTTTTCTACTTTGTTGACTAATCTGATTTAATATCTTAAGTTTGTCTGATATATCTGATGTGTTTGATTTGTGTGCTATATCACTCTCACTATTAGGTATCTCTGAAATCTCTGTATATTCAGATAATTCAGCTCCAGATATATTTATCGGTTCACTTTCTGTAAAATTAATTTCAGAGTCTGTATTTGAAGTATCCATTCCATAATAGATACCAGCAGTATTATCATAATAGTCCACCAATATATCACCAGTTTTACTAATATATTCAAGTAATTCAAAATTATTAGATATTTTATTTATATCATTTTGTAACATCATAATATCATTTTTAATCTTGGCTTTTAAACGAATATCATCTGTGCTAGTTGTTGGATTTGAATTAATCTTTTCTAGTGTTTGATTAAGTTCACTTAATTTTCTCTTTTTAGAAGGTAATTCATTACTTTTTTCTGAAAATTTGGCTAAATGATTGCGATGTATTTCATCGAGAGTTTGCGTTGTAGTCAAATATTTTACTTTATTTGACTTGTATTTGAAGGATGACATTTTGCGGATTACTGGTAATTAAATATAAAAATACTTTAAGTAATACAATAATTAAACTTTGACTATAATATGTTAGCGTTTTTTATGTGTTTGAATTCGAATATTATTTATAACATAATTAGATTCACTAATATATGTAGCAAATCAAATAATTTTACAAATAATTTTTAATATAATGTTCATAATATGATTATCAGATAATATTATTATAATTTACAGATAAATGTGTGAAGTTTTGATATTTTTAGACAAATATATAGATTTTTACGTTTTTTTGGTGTCTATCTCCCATCAAAAAATAATACGTATAAATATAATTGTTATTTTTTTTTCTAAATAATAAGTATATAATAAAATGGGAGGCGGTTTAATGCAACTCGTAGCATATGGTGCTCAAGATGTTTATCTGACAGGTAATCCTCAAATTACTTTCTTTAAAGTCGTATACAGACGATACACCAACTTTAGTATTGAATGTATCGAACTACCAATTGATAGTGTCCGCCCCGGTGGTCGCTACTCTGTGCAAGTTCTCCGCAACGGTGATCTTGCTACTAAGACCTATCTGCATGTCTCCACTACTGCTCTGACTGCTGCTACCTTTGGTCTCCAATATGATGCTAACCCCCTCAACAATGCTCAGGTTGGTTGGGTTCGTCGTCTCGGACACGCTATGGTTCGTAGTGTTGAGGTTCAGATTGGTGGTTCTACTATTGATAAACACTGGGGTTTCTGGCTGGATATCTGGTATGAACTTACTCACACTGAAGAACAACACCGTGGATACTCTAAGATGATTGGTGATGTTCCAGAGATGACCACCCTTGTTGGTCCCTCTTCTGCCAATGATAGCAGCACTCTGATTGCTCCCTACCACTTGTTTGTGCCTCTCCAGTTCTGGTTTAACCGCAACTATGGTCTGGCTCTTCCTCTGATTGCTCTTCAATACCACGAAGTGCGTCTATACATTGACCTTGAAGACCTCAACAAGCTTCTCGTGTGGTCTGGTGCTAATCCCCCCAACACCTCTTCCAGTATTAGCAACCCCTACAACAATGGTGCTCTTCTGGTTGACTATGTTTACCTCGACTCTGAAGAACGTCGTCGATTCGCTCAGGTTGGTCACGAATACCTGATTGAACAGCTTCAATACCCTGCTGATTTTGCTCTTACCGGTACCATGAGCGGAAATACCACTCGTCTTCCCCAGCGTCTTACCCTCAACTTCAACCACCCCTGTAAGGAAATCATCTGGGCTCACCGAGTTGGTGCTTTCAATGGAAGCAGCACTTCTCGTTTCCTCGCCTACTCCGCTACTGATGATAGTTGGGATGCTGGTCTGCTTGATGCAGCTGAAAACCTTGTGGCTGGTATGTTTGTTCCATATGCTGGTACTTTTGGTAGTCCAAGTGGAAATGAATATCCTATTCAAAATAATGAACCTCAAGCACTCAACAGTCTTTCTAACACCGATTTGGATCCCTCCTCATATCCAGAACACCTAACTATCAAACCCCATGCTAATTTGGTTGCTGGTGCTTCAGCCAATCTGGTTTCTGGTCATCACGGTGGACTTAAGTTTTACCCTCGTCACTCCTCATCTATCCGAACTCCTGATGGCAAGAGTGGTATTGATTTTCTAACTGTAGTGCTTGTCAATAATACCGGTGTTGATCTTGATCTTGATGAAGAAGTGCTTGGTGGATTTGATAGCCGCAACACTCTAACTGCCAATGGCTCTTATGCTCTCACCAACTTTTTGGGAGGTAGCAGCGTGACTGTAACTGTATCGATTGATGCTGATGGCTCCGGATGGGTTACATCTGTCCGCAATGTCAGCATCAGCAACCACTCTCTTACCCTCCGTGATGTGAGTGTGCCTGTCAACCAGGGTGCTGGTTCATCCAATCCTACATGGGTGGATACTCGTGCTAATACCAACAGCTCTACTGGTATCAACTCTCTTGATTACTCCGTCATTCAGGTTAACAACTATGGTGTTCGTCTGGATGGTGCAGGCAACATGGTTCACTACGGAAACCTCGTTCTGAACGGACACGACCGATTCAACCAACGTGAAGGACACTACTTCAACTATGTTCAACCATGGCAACACCACACCCATACCCCCGCTGATGGTATCAACGTTTACTCCTTCGGTCTTCACCCCGAACAACACCAGCCATCCGGAACCTGCAACTTCTCTCGTATTGATACCTCTGTTCTTCAATACAACATTGTTGACCCTCTCCGCAACTCTTCCTACGTTAGCGGCAATGTCCCTGTTCTTGACCTTGTTGGAAACACTAAGGTTTATGTTCTTGCTACCAACTACAATGTGCTTCGTATAATGAGCGGTATGGGCGGTCTTGCTTATAGTAATTAAATGTATGTGATGGTAGGTTCTGCCTATTTTTTCATATTCTTTTTAATTTTTAATTAATTTTTTAACCATATGGCTAAAAAATTGAACATTTTAATATTTATTAAATATAATTATATTATAATTATCATAAAATGTCTAATTGTTATTCTTGTATTAATAAAAAATGTAAAATAATTTATTCTGGTTATATTAAAGGAATATCTGATAGAGTTTATTGTAAACATCATAAAAAAGATTCAGAAAGAGATGCATTGATAAATAATGGTGAAAAAATTTGTAATGGTAATAGAAAGATTTGTCTCAATCTAATAGACTTTACGACTAATTTGAATTATTGTAAAATTTGTTTTGATATAAGAATCAAAAAAAATAAACAATCTGATTTGAAAAAGAAAGAAAAAAAGTTAGCTCTCATACAAGACAATAAATGCGGTAAATGTGAAAAAAATTATGAAGAATATGATGAATCAGGTGTCCGATATAAATTTTGTTTTGAATGTCGATATACTAGAAGTTTACTTGAAAAAGATCAAAGAATAAGAGGTATTAAAAAGGATTATAAATTAAGCGAGGAACAAAAAAAAATTAAATATGAAAAAAATAAATTAAGAAGAGAAACTAATCCAGAAAAAACAGCATTTCTTAATAAAATGAGTAAAGAAAGAGCAAAAATAAAATACGAAGTTGAATATTTAAAAAAAAATGCTGAAAGAATTCAGAAAATGAGAGACAATATGACACAAGAACAAATAAATGCTTATAATAAAAAAAGACAAATTAATACAAAAATAACACTTGGATATTATAAAAATAGAGCCAAACGATTAGGAATTTATTGGGATACTACTATTGACCAAACAATTTTACAAATGCTCCAACAAAAATGCTACTATTGTAATGGTATTACCAAAACTAAAAATCATAATGGTATAGATAGAATAAATAACCGACAAGGATATGTTGTAGATAATATCAAACCTTGTTGCAATATATGCAATATTATGAAAGGATGTTTAGATTTATCAGTATTTTTATTAAGAATTGAACATATATTAAGTTTTCTTAAAATAATTAATGCTAGAACACATACAAATATAAATCGTTTAACTATAACAGGAAACTATCAGTCTTATAAATCTAGACAAAAAAAGAAAGGTAGTGAGATAGAATTAAGTGAAGAACAATTTATTAATCTAGTTTCTCAAGATTGTTATTTGTGTGGAATGCAATCTAATACTTTACATACAAATGGATTAGATAGAATAGATTCTACAAAAGGATATGTTGTAGATAATATTAAACCTTGTTGTTGTGAATGTAATTTAATGAAAAATTCATACACTTATGATGAATTTATTGATAAATGTAAAGAAATATATCAAACACATTCTCAAACTATAAGTGGACTAAATATACAACCAACTATTCGTAAGCCAATAAATATTTATATCCAATCTGGTGATAAATTTTATCTAAATACTCAACTTCAAATAAATGCTATTCATGGTATATGGAAACCAAACATATTAGAATCTGATATATGTGGATTTGAGTCTGAGTATAATCCTAAACAATCTAATAGTATTATAAATTATACTATTAGTAGATGTTCTGATACACAAAAATATATTATGTTATCTCAATCACATAATATAATTATAGATATTCCTAATTTACCAGAAAATATGAATTATAATATTATTGGTTCAGATATAATTATTAGATTTCCTGAATCATATAATACTATAATAATCATGTTATATCAAGCAAATCTTAAAATTCATCAAATTAGATTTCAGACAAAAAATGAGTCAAATACATTTTATCCAGATAAAAATGTTTGTATAAATTTTATCAATCAAACTATAGTAACCAAACAACCAATAGTAACAAACGATATTACTTATAATATCTCACATATTCAGAAACATCAATCAAAACCTATTAAATATAATTTAAGTTCTGAAACAAAAACAAATATCATATTAGAAAAATCAATAGAATTTGTATCAACTAATAAAAAAAAGTATTTGCAATATATCAAACCATCAAAGTTTAACATACCATTAAAAACTTAAAACATTTTTATATAAAGCTATTATGCTTAAACGCACCATCATACTAAATATAAAAATGATATTTAGCACACTAATAGATAATTTTATAATTGGATATCAAAATAAAATATCCGGAAAAAAAGAGACTATAAAAGAAATAAAAAATAATCTTAAAACTATTAGTAAATATATTCGCGGTGGTATATCAAACTTAACAAAAGCACATTTGGGTGAGTTGACTGATTCACTTTCATGTTATCAGAAAAATAAATATATAGTTGGTAGGAAAGAAATAATTCCAGATACCGAACAGATAAAAATAATATATGCACCTACAAAATATAATATTCGTGTGATTGCATGTGCGGGAACTGGTAAAACAACAACAACAAGCATGCGAATCAAATACTTATTGGATTCACATACCACACCGGATAAATTTTTAGTTCTTACATTTAATGTTGAGGCAAAAAAGAGTTTGGAAACAATGATAGATAGGTTGATGGGATTTCAAATAAAAATGGATATTCGGACTATTGATGCATTTTGTTTGAAATTAAAATGTGACTTTCAAAATAATTTTGCTAATTATATTTCATTGAGTGAGTTGGGAGTGGTGGGGAGAAAAATTATGGAAACTTATGGAAGTGAGATTTGTAATCAATACAAATATGTATTTTTTGATGAATTTCAAGATGTAAATGAGGATCAATTTCAAATATTAAAAATGTTTGTCAACAATGGATGTAGATTGATGGTTATTGGTGATCCACTTCAATGTATATATAAATTTAGAGGAAGTGATCCGTATTATTGTATTAATTTTGATAAAATTATACCAAATACTATCACACACAAAATAACAACCAATTATAGAAGCACCCCTCAAATAGTAGAATTGGCTAATAATATTATTAGTTCCAATAAAGAAACCATACGGATTGAAATGAAAGCACATAAATCAGATATTTTTGGAGAAATTGATTTATCAATATATAATTCAACCAAAGACCAAATAACCGCAATAATAAAAAAAATAAAGTATTATGTGGATGAATGTGGTATGCTTAATGATAATATTGCAATACTGGCAAGAAATACATTACCATTAAAAGAAGTTGAGACAGAATTTGAAAAAGAAGGATTAGAATATGTGGCGTTGATATCTGACCCATACACGCCATCAGATTTTAAACAAATAATTCAACAGGGTAAAATTGTATTATCAACCATTCATAAAGCAAAAGGATTAGAATGGGAGTGTGTGTTTATGATTGGTATGTGTGATGAGTATTTTCCTGCACATACAAATAATGGATTAAAAAATATCGATGAAGAAAAAAATTTATTTTATGTTGGAACAACAAGGGCAAAAAAATATCTACACTTTTTTGCAAATCTTAAAGAAATACCATTATGCAGATTTTTTAATTATATATCAAAAAATTTAATAATATTGAATTATAGCAAACAAGAACTTCCAGATGATTTATTTGATGGAAATGATTCCGATAATAAAAAAAAAGAATATGCTGTTACCAAAATAATAGAAATGTTATCAGGCAGAAAAATAGAATATATGAGAAATTGTAATTTAATACCAGATAATGCGATTCATACAACTCAAATATTCCAACAACCAATCACTTATACAGATACTATAAAGAAAAATGTATTTGAATCAGATTATGGGATTTATGTAGATTATTATATGACTAGAAAAATAATGATACATAATAATCAGAAAATAAGTGATGTTGGTGCAGAACATATATTATTAGGTTTAACTATGGAAGAAAAAATTTTATATGATAAATATCAGATAAGATTTGTTGGTGGTAAGCTGATATATAATTATCCAGATACATATGATGTCGATAAAATTAAGATACTAACAAGTAAATTAGAAAAAATTATTCAAATTGGATATAATTTAGAACAAATTATGTGCATTGGAATATCTAATTATCATTATCCACCTTTTTTTATCAATAAGTTAATCCAATCATACGATGAATATAAAAATCCAACAAATAATTCTTCAGATATCAAACAATCAATATATTATGTCTCACTATGTAGAAAATTTAATACAGAAAGGCGAAGATTAGTGTATCGTAATATTTATGATTTATATGAAGAAAATTCAAAACTTGTGTTTGATAGAGTTGATGAGTATGTGGAGATGATAAAAGATAACCATATAGTTTGTAAAAAACATATGAATAAAAAATACAATATAGATGGTTGTGAAGTTTTATTGCTGGGAGAGTTTGATTATCTTAATATATCACAAAATACATTGGTTGATATAAAATGTTCAGAAAGTGATTTTAAAGTAGAATGGTTGATTCAATTGCTAATATATTATGCAATGTATATTAATTCTGAAAAAATAGATATCCAAAAAGTAGCAGTTATAAATATATTTAGTGGAAAATATCATCAAGTAGATATTCCTGTCGGATATGATTGGCGGTTATTATTAGACTATGTGGGAAACATAATATCCGATGATTTGAAGGGAATCAGAGAAGGATATTCTGAACATCAATTTATCACAGATAATATTCATATTGATACAATGATATTTGAATACAGTAAAGATGATTCGGTTGATAACAATATATATTTAGATATACAAACTGATAATCTGATTAAATCTGGATATATGGTGTTTGATGTGGAAAATAATACAACAAATATGGATATCATACAATTAGCATACATCATATATGATACAAATAATACAAAAATTAAAAAATTTAACAAATATATTAAAAATAGATTTGTTGACAACAGAGCATTTATGATAACTGGAATTACAACTGATTATTTGTCTAAAAATGGAACATCTTTTGAATCAGTTATGGATGAATTTTTATCAGATATGAGTCAAGTTAGTATAATATGTGGGCACAATATCAATACAGATATTAAAAAAATACAAGATAATTTAGAAAAATATCATGTACGTATGACAACAAATTTGTTTGAAAATATTATTATTTGTGATACAATGTCTATGTACAGAGAATTAAAAGGTAAGCCGATAAAATTATCCGATATGTATTTAGATTTGTTTGGTAAATCTATGATAAACTCTCACGATGCATTATCAGATGCAGAGCATACAGCAGAATGTTATGTAGAATTATTACAGCGGGGCGTTTGTTAATTGATAAATTTTGAATTAACAAAACTGTATTTATTTATTAATGTTTCAAAATTTATTGTATATAATAGTAATAAAAAATATTTTTGCTTGATACATATATATCAAGCAAAAATCTATATATTAACATAATTTTTTATATTAATATATTTGTTTTATTATAAATTAAAATATCATACAATCTATTACATCATTTTCAACATTATATGAATAAAGTTAGCAGGAAATCAACGAAACATAGAAAACCAAAAATTTACAAAGATTAAAACAGGCATTTACACCCTTGAAGATTTAAAATGGCACCTTTATACCAAATCTAAAAGGTTTATCCATTTCAGGAATATGTAAATTTTGGGTATGGAATTTCTTCTAAAATTCCTGAAGTTTTAGGTAAGGTTGAAATGAAAATCATCACTCACTTGCCTTTTTATAAGACAGAAGACTTTCCCTTACTGGAGTAATTCATCATAGACTTCTTACTATTCATTACTAAATTAAGTAATATAATTTATCTTTAAGTCATTTTGTCCCATTTTAAATCTTCAAGGGTGTAAAATACGCACCGCTATAAAATAATTTTCCTATAAACCTATCTAAAAAATGCTAATCCCCCCATTCCGCTCATCACTCTAAGTATATTGTGCGAGCATCCCCACATCTCAAATTTTATTCGCAAACTATCAGATTCAGTTAAAAGTGATGCAATTTGAGGCATAAAATCTATCACAATATCTGAATCAATCAAATCCGTATAGTTGGCTGAACCGCTTGGTTGAGATAATGTTGGATACAAACTAAATGAATAAAAGTATTCACCATTTTCAAATGATGGGACTTGATGTGTATAAGCAGTTACATCTCTCCAATAAGATTCTGGTTTGGAATGTTCTCTATCCCATCCATTCATTCTAAGTTTTATAGAATTAATTATAGGTTGGATTGATATCATATTTTTATATTTATCTCTTACATAATATCCAGATTGGTTCCAATTTAAAATATCAATTGGTTGCTGAGTATTTGTATTATAAAATTTTATACGCCATACAATATATTTAATCGGATCGAATAAATTAATTGGTATAATGATTACTGTTTTTTGAGATTGATTCAACACAACATCAACTAATTGTTTTGTTGTATAATTGCTAATGTTGGAATAATATTTGGTTGGAATCCAATCACGATTTTTTTGCAAATATATCGGATATGGTTCATTTGGTCGAATTAATATATGCTGAGCGTCTATTCCTGCATATGAAGTGGTGGTGATGCTGACTGGAAATGTAGCCGTCATACTGGATTGGTCGGAAACACTTACTGAATTGGTTGTATGTGTGAGATTTGTTCGGGATAAATCGATTGTTCCATTTGATATAAATCTTTCAAGTAAATATTCTAACTTGCTTCCAGCAAATCTCATACGCTCGTCATCATCCAAATATATATATTGAGCAAGAATTTCTGTTTTTAGTTTGGGAGGCTTTGCAAATACTGTGTCTGGTGGACAATACAACAATTCACTTAGTTGTTGGAGTTGAAAATTAACAATTACATCTGAATAGAGTAAATTTATAAGTGGTAAAGCTGAGCCAACATTACGATTAAACCAAAATTGTAATGGAATATATAATTTTCGTATACTACGATTAAGTTGAGATAAACAATACATTTCTGGGGTATTTGCTATCATTTGATTATAACTCCTATCTGTTGAATAATTTTTATATATACGATTTATCAAACTTAACAACATATCTGTATGTGTATCTATTGGTTGTCCTCCAATACTTACTGTAACGGATTTAATTAATCGGTGTCCTAATTCTTTCACCCATGCATATTTTGGAGGCAATTTTGCCAACAATGCATATAATCTTTGTTCTAATGGTTGAGGATTTGGATTAGCTAGCTTTCCTGATTGAGTGAGCGGTTGATAATAATATATAGGACTTTGAGATGATGGATTGAGTGGATAAGCCGTATAGGTAAAACCATTTATCAAACCATTAACTTTAACTGGATTTTGTTGAGAATAAGTGCAAGTCATAAATATTGGATTTGTTGATGAGTTGCTATCACTGATTGATGTTATATTTAATATATTTTGTAATAAGCTAGTCATTTGTTGTCCAAAAAATGTTTGCATGGTTTGACTAATTGTTGTAGAGGTTGGAGTTATATTATTGATACAAAATCTATAAAATTCACTAAGATTCCAATATGAGCCATAGTTGAGCGAACCAAATAAAAGTTGTATAATATATGCTAAACAGTATGAGGTATTAGAGTAATATTCACTATAATAATTTTGTAACAGATTATAAGTTGAATCATACAATATGCGTGATGTAATCCGATGATTGGTAGATTGATACAACAAATTTTCAATTATACTGAGAAGCATAGGATTAGATATTTGTGTACGCTTCCATGATGCATAATATCCCACATATCCATATTGATTGATTGGAAATGTTGTATCTTGGTCATACAATCCATCCATTATTGTATATGTTCCAGTCATTGTATTTAATGGAACAATCATTATAGAGCTATCAGTAGAATCACTGTTTATAGATAGTAAAAAAGTATTATGTGATGTTTGTGTGATGCAACAGCTACCACTTTTAACATTATAAGATGGGATGTTTGGTGTAATTGCTGTTTTATCAAGTGTTAAAGTTAATAGATTTCCCACACTATCATAATTAGGTATAAATTGATAAGCACCTGATTCTGAAACAGATAATTTGTTTGTAATTATAAAATTATATCTAACTGTATCATAAGCTATTCCATAAGATTCTGTAATGTTTGTTCCGGTAAGTTTTATTACATTAATTGCACTGGTTTGTTGAACGGATTGTGATGGTATCAACATAGTATTGTATGTTTGAATTTGTTGTTGTCCATTTGTCAAATACACAATATTATTCTCATATAATATTTTTTGTGGAGAATCTGATACGGGTTGATGTAGACTCACATATGGTATGGTATTTATAACATATAGATTTTTTTGTGAAACAAAATATATGCTTTGAATTGATTGATAGTAGCCGATGGTTAGTGAATTGGGTAATACAGATACACTATCAATCATACGTATTTGTTCTGATAAATTTAAAATCTGATTTTGGTTGATCGTATCCAATGGTATGTAGGCTAAGTAGTATGATGATATACTTTTTAGAGTTGTTTTGTATGATATATATATATAATTATCAGATTCACATATATCAATAATATCCGATAGAATAAAATTAGCTGATTGGGTAAATGCACCATTATAGTTGATTGGATGATATGTGGGAGTTTGAAAAGCGGGTTTTTGATTAACTGATGAATAATATTTGATACAAACCAACCAATATTTAGCCTGAATGGATTGTGAGGCAAATGACCCTGACGATTCATATATAATGTATATGGTGGAAGCATTGATTGTGGTAGCCAATATGGTATTTGAGGTATTGGAAATAATCAAACTATAATTTGTATATGTAGAATCTATATACCAAACCTCGCCTTCACCAGAAAGAATGAGAGAATTATTTGTTTGAGAGTTGTATGATGCACATAGTGATGCATTTGGAGAAATAATGGTTGGACTATATTGAGTGATTGTTTGACTTATCCCTATTCCAATTATCTCATAATAATATATCTGATTATTTGTATCTGATACAACAAATAAGTTTTTAGCAAACAAATATATGTAGGTGATTGATTGACAATATATATTGGTTGTAAATATTTTTCCATCCGATCTAATAATATTTTGTAATGAATTTACCAAATATACAAATCCTCCATAATATGTGGTAGAGTGTCTGTACTGAGTTGCTAATCTGTTGGTAGTAAGTTGTATGGGAATATTAGTTAGAGTTATCTGATAATTTGGACTAATTGTTTGTGCGGGTATCTGAATAGCTGATTGATACTTATTAATTGCTGTTTTAAAATCAACTTTCAAAATATATGATTCAACTGGAATTGTTGATGAAATGGCTGGCTGATTATCCAAATATGTTGCATAAACTATGGATTTGTTATCAGTTGTCATATATTGTGGAGATAATGTTCCAATTGCATCAAATATAGGCTGGCTAAGATTAATTGTTCCTACAAGATTCCATGGGTCTTTTGGATATGGTGGCAGTATGACGGGAGTATATAATGGTTGTGGTAAATCATAGTTAATTCCATATTCTGTGTTAAAATAAGCAATTCTGCATTGAGTAGTTTGAATTCCACCAATTGTAGCTTTTACCGAATAGTTAACAAAAATATAATTTTGTATAATATCACAAGAATTAATTGTTGATATTTCTTTATCAGAATCTATCAATCTGTATGAATTACTATACTTTATATTTTGAGCTATATGTATACCACCACTTGAAACAATCTCAAATGTTATTTTCATATAATAAATAGAATTATCTAAAGGATTATGCCAAAATGAATTTGCAGAATTTTGATACAACACATATATATTGTTTTTATTATCACAACATGCTAAAATTTGTCTTGCCCAATATAATGGTATGGTTGGTTGAGTTGTATCTGATACATCAAATTGTATGGTGATTCCACAATTTTTATTAAACGTATTATTAGGATTTATTGAGTTGGGTAATACATAATACAAACATATTATATTATTATCTGCACTATTAGATATTACTCCTCTGCTTGTCCAAAATACCATAAATGTATCATTTCCAGAGTAAAATTTGTTAATATAACATGAATATATTGGTTTACCGGTTGTATCACATAAATTGTTATGTGTTAGTAAATCTCCAACATTTATTTTTGAAACACCATCTGTATTTGTTTGTGTAAATGCATACAAACCACCTGATAAATTATATTGAATTAATAAATCTATTTTAGAAATTGCATTATTTGATATTATATGATATTTTTTATCTCCACATACATACACCACATATCCTAATATGTATGTATTGTAATCATAATAGTAATTTGGTGTATTATCATCTGTATTTATATTTGGTAGATTAGTTGTTAAATTTAACCAAGATGAATTTGTAGTATCGTATTGTATAATATTAGAATATCCAGATGCAAAATAAAAATTTTCCATATCAAAAGTCATAACAGATTTATGCCATGGTGTTGATTGTTGTAATGTTAAATAATTAGTTATATTTGTTTGTATGTTTTGGGTTTGATTGATAATAGAAGTATTAACTATTTGATGTCCATATTTATAAACAATATATAATGTAGCATCAAATGAATCAGTAGATGTAGTATATGATGTTTTTGATATTAATAATTTTAATGCAGTGGGTTCAATAACTAATCCATTAATCGATTTAAATAAAATAATATCATTTGTATATGAATTATATATATTGATATAGAATAAAACAATTTTATTTGTTCCATCTATTGTATATGAACATAATACAAATAACCAATAACTAGAATCACACACACAATCAATTATAGTAAATAAGCTTATATTTGAATTAGTGAGAATTGTATTATTATCTTCAAAAAACATTGATATTCCATAAATCCAATTTTTAGAATTAATTGGTTGTAAGATACTACCATTTTGTTGTAAAGGTAATAAATTTAATATTATTTGACTACTGATATCAAAATAATATAGAGTTATCATACTATTAGAAATAAATTGTAATAAGTTATCATTTGCACAAAATAATATGGTATGTGATGTATTGATATATTGCGAAACATCATAAAATATATTGATATAATTTACAACAAAATATGTGTCTAATAGAAAAACATAACTATTTTGTTGTGTAGAACTAGTTTTTAATCCAACAATATTATTAGATATAGTATATGTGATAAAATTATTTGTATCTGGTGGTGCACTTACATATGGATAATATATAGGAAAATTTATATTATCATATATTATTCTCTGATATCCATATGATGATGTATATTGTATGATAAAAATATATGATGATGTATCAGAAGGATTATTTGTTCTGTATATAGATGTTGCAATAGGATCATACATAATTCTATTTATTATATAACTTGTATCTGTAAAACTAGTATTATTGTTATAAAATCCAAACCCATATGTATTTACATTATTTATCACTATAAGAATATTTGATTGAGATATAGGAAAAATTTCAGCATAAGATGTTTTATCTGGTAGTAAATTTTCTGCATAAATATAATTTTGATTGATATATGGAATATTATTCAAATAAGTAGATTGTGTGACCAATACTGGTTGAACCATCAAATTAATTCTGTGTAAATATCCAGATTCTTTAATACAATATAAATAATTATTTTTTGTATCCAAACATATGCTAAGTTGATTGATAGTAGTTTCTGATATAATATTTGTATCATCCAAATATATGAGTGGTTGTGTTGTTTTCCATTCAGTCAAACTTATATTAATAACCGCACTCACAATATAAGTTTTTCCAGATAAAAGTTTGATTACCAAATATAGAGTGGTGGGAGTGGATATGATGGCTATAATGGATTCAAACAAATAATTAACTGATGTATTTAATGAAGTATAGTTGTATATGTTGCCTGTATGTGGATAGACTCCACTTGTATCAGTAATATTTATTGTAGATGATTGATTAACAGTATAGTCACCATCATCTGTATCTAAAATACTAATCAGCTCAATAGTTTTAGATTTGCTTCCCATTACTACTAATTCATTAGAGGTTGCAAAAGAACTACAATCTGTAAATGTATCTGATACCAATATATTTTTTGATAGGTTGGATTGTATTACCTGATATCCATTTACAATTGGTATTGTTGGATGCAATATATATTTGTTAATATTATCAGATAATAGCTCTGCATCTTGATTTCCAGATATTCCAGCTACCAGCATATCATATTCTACAGTTTGGGTCAACCATTCTAATATATTCTCACAACTCTCATACGCATAATCTTTTTTATAAATTATTGTTTGTTGTAAATCTGTATACAGATACTGTGTATAATTTGATATATTGGTCATAGATTTCAACAAATTGTATTGAGTGCGAGTATATGAGTAAAGCACTTTGGCTAAATTAATATAATTATTTATAACTCCATATGAGATATTTGTTGTAGTGAGATTATATCTATAAAAATCAAATCCTGTATCGGATGATTGGATGGTAGGATATGGTAGATATGAGGAGTTTGATGGGTCATTGTGATATATAGTATAAGATGGTATGGAATAATCTATGATTGTATCTGGATGAATATTTGTAGGCGTATAATATGTCAACGAATCATTTTGAAAAGCCTCACTGATGGTAATAAATGTTTCATGAGAAATTGAACCCAAATTATTAGAATATGATTCAGATATTACTTGATTATTCATCATATAATTAAATGTCTGAATGCAATATCTTTGTTGCTTATACATAATTGAAGATAATGCGTCACAAAAATAATATGAAGTGGTTTGATTTAAATTATACATAGAATTGTTGTATTGTTGGTAAGTATCAAAAGGTATAATTGAATTTGATATAAAATTATCACATATTTGATTAATATAAGTTGGTAGGTGGTTTGTCAGGTTTGTCAACATAGTTGTTGAAACAGGATTATGTAAGTTATCATAAATTGGAGCCGCTGTATTGATAATTGTTACAAATAATTCTAATCTTTGTAAAAATAAATATCTAAGTGTTTCAACCAACCACTCTGTTAGCAGATTCTGTGATATATTAGATGTTCCGATACTTCCAAAATTATCCAAATACTGATTGTCTGATGATGGATTGAGCAAATCTCCTTTACTAGACATATATTTTGTTAATTGTGGGAGTAATTTTTCTTTTCCAAAAAAATATATTGGATTAGAGGAAGTTGATGTACTGATTGATTGATTGGAATTTATAATAGTATCAGCTGTTCGGAGATAAATATCATAAATAGTTTGGAAATCCTTTTGTTTAGAGATTCCATAGGGTGAGGTAAAATGAAGTCCTCTAACAGAATCATATGTAAAATCAAAATATATTCTAACAAGTTCAGAAACAGATGAGTATCCAACACCGTTGAATATTATTGGAGAAATATTAATATATGTAGTAACAAAATTTCCAATATTATCCGAAAGTAATTTAGGTAAATCTATACAAACAAGTATGGGAACAAAATTTAAGATTGGAGTAGCCGATAATGTTGGTAGTGGTGGTTGTAAAATATATGTGGTGTTTGTTTTATAAACAGTTGATTGTGAGATAAAATTTATAATTGAACCAACGGAATTATCAATACTACTGTTTCCAATCAATCTATTTGTTAGTATTGAACCAAAATATGCAGTGTAGGATGAATTGTTAATGTTTGTCAAACATTCTGTTCGAAAATTATCGATAGCCAAACCTATATGCTGATAAAAGTATATGTAGGATTTGTAATTTGTATTAATTGTATCAAGAATATTTCCTAACAATACATACAAATCATTTGTTAGAATCAAACTAGTCCACACAGTTCCTGAATATGAAAACCCAAACATATATTGAATAGAATTTATTATTTGTATGAGTGTTTTAAAGATATCTAGATTTCCCATCATATTTGTATCAATTCGAGCCAGAATATTTTGAGCGATTGATATGAGTTGAGATGAACTTTTAACTAATAGATTCTGAGAAGATAAACTATTCATATAAGCATTATATGTGATGTATGCATCACTAAGTTGATAATTTTGATATATTAGAATTGATAATTTATTATAAGCTGAACTGATAATATTATCAAAATATAATCTAGTGGATGTAGATAATTGATATTGTGATGGTTGATATATTGTGGTTCCAGTAATTGTATCATCCAATATATGATATAACAGCATACTATCTGACATCGAACCCAAATAATATATATTAAAAGGATTGGATGATGAATTAATTAATCCAACTTCAACAAAATATGTATGGGTTCCATCTGATAAAGTTACAGAGTTGACTATTGCAGGATTTATATAGGGTATGATGGATTCTGATTGTGAGAGAATTTGTGATGCATAAACTCCATAATCTATTAGTTGGGTAAATTTAGTCTTAAGAGTATTTGATGATATATTGATATAGTATGGGTTAAATGTTATTGTAGGAGTATCTGATACATTTATTCTGATAAGATTTGATAAACAAAATACATAGAATTTATTCTGAATATAATCTGATGATTTAAAATTTGTATCAATAATTCTAAAATCTGAAGATAATTCCATACCATTAATAATATTATTCATTGTCTGATAATTTTCTAATATACATAATATTTGTGATTCCAAATAAGATTTGAATGATTGAGATAAATATATAGATAAATTTAGTTGTAGAGTTTGATAAAATTGTTTAAATACACTAATTACCCTATCCATCTCTCCCACTCCCAACTTCAAATATGCTGAATCTGAATTAATAATATTAGATGTCTGATATATCAAATCTACAAGCGAATTATATGATTCAACCATTTGATTTAATTGATTATTCGTACAATCTATGATTTGATTATAAGAGGATAAAGTAAGTATAGTGTTGGGGTATCCATTACCAACATATTTGATACCATATGTAGCCAACATATCAGACACGTATTTGACAGTTGCATCTACATATTTTAATATAATATCTGGTAACTCTACACATAAATACATTCTACCAATAAGATCAGCATTTCTTTCTATACATATATCATAACTACTACCAAAATCTCTATAAGGTCGGTCTTTAATCACCGAATCATATATGGAAAAATTAACATATCTTTTATATATATTCTTAAATAGTGTCATTTGAGGGTTACCTACCAAATATAAATCCGCAACACCTTTTGCCACTAAATCTAATAATCCGCCAGGCATATATAATATTATTATAATATTATTTTACACCTTTAGAACAGTATTATTATTTACAAAATAATTGTAAATAATAATTTATTGTAGCATTCAATATAATCTTTATTTGTTATACAAATTCTTAACAAACTGTATTTATTTATAAATGTTTCAAAATTCATTGTATATAATAGTAAATTCGCTTGCATCATATAATACAAGTGAAAAATGTTATGTGAATTAAAATATCATATGTATTTAATGCATATTCAAATCTTGTTTTTGTTTAATGATATTCTAATCAATTATTATTTTGTATTAGACAATATTACTATTCATAATTTTATTATTAATAATACGCATATGCCGCCATACCACCAATTATACGTAATATATTATATCCCACTGCATATATATTAATCTCAGTTGTTCCAGTAAAATTATATTTAGATATATAGTTTCCAACTGCTTCAACATCAGCATTAGAAGATGTAGAGGTTGCACCACTCAATGCATACTGAATAAATTGATAATTTAAAGATATTGAGTCAGTAATTATATGCGGAGTAGATGAATTTTCATCATAATATACAAATGGATCTTTCAATATTGAATCTAATTTATATGTAAAGATAGCTGGATTAAGCGTCAGATTAAACATTGAATTAGCAATACGACTAAAATTACATACACATGATGGTTGATGTTCTTCTGGAAATAAAGCAAAACTATAAACATTGATACCATCTTTGGGTGTGCGATGATGATACGCGTATGGTTGCAGATAGTTAAAGTATGACATTGATGGACTGGTATAATAGATTGATGTAGTAATATCATCAGAGCTAATAAGATTACCAGAATTATATGATACTGGTTGGGAATTGTTCCATCCATATTGATTTAATCCCATTGTTTGTGTCTGAGGAGGAGTGGATGAATTAAACCCATTTATATAAGATTGATTTTGAACTCTGCTCATATCAAATCGTATATATCCATTAAATGTCATATTAGCACTATATGTAGGATTAACCGAACCATTGGAATTTAATCCATAATTAAACCAATTAGACTTATGATATCCAGTTCCCACAACATAATCATTTCTTCTTGCTGTCCAAATTAATTCCTTTATTGGTCCACTAAAATCTAATAATATTGATTGCTGAGATGCATTGGTATCAATATTTGGAATAGTAAGATTTTGCACTGTTTGAGTCAAATATTCATGTGCAGATTGTGCAAATCTTTTTCTTTCATGTGAATCCAAATAAACATAATCTATCAATATACCTCCACTAATAGTTAGCCCACTATTATCCCATACATCTTGTAAAGATACCGAATAATCAATACCTTGAAAATTATTTAATCCGGTAAGTTGGGGAACATTTTCAATATAAGCACAATGTTCTAATTTTTTTAATTTTATAACAAAAGAAATATTTGCATATTGAAGAGAAATGAGAGGAAAAGCTAATCCAATATTTTGACAAAACCAAAAAAGTAAAGGAATAGTTAGTGTGTATTGTGGTTTAGCATTTCTATCATATGTTTTCATACCAACCACATCTCCTATCATTTTCTGATAACACAATTGTTGTCCATCTGATGATGTAAGTTCGTGCCAAATTTCAAACCAATCTCCATAATGTCTATCCATACGCTCACCACCTATCATAACATCAATTTTATCAATCAAAGCATGTCCTAATCGTTCCACCCATGCAAATTTAGCATATGGTGAATATATATCAATATAATTTTTTTGCACATTAACTGATTGAGTATAATAATAGTCATGTACCATTTGAGAATATCTGATACCACTTGTTAGTGCATCAAAAACAATTTGTGTAGTATAAGTTGGAGTAGTTTGATTATAATAGAAAAAAAGTATATCAATAAGATTTGAGTTTGATGAGCAGAGTATACCATATGTGGTTGAGTAGGAATCATTAGGTATCGGATTCTGTTGTATAAAAGTAGTCAAATCATTATTTAAAATAGTATTATATTGAGTGTATGAGATTGGTGGTGATGATAAATTGAGAGATGGTATACATATACTTAGAAGATTTGAAACATATGTGGTTGCAGAAATATTTTGTGCATAATATTGTTTGGCTGCTTTATAGATAATTATATTATAATTTGTTATAAATCCTATAATTTTATTATACTCTGAGTATTCTACACTTGTTTGCCATGCTGTGGCTGATTTACTGAGTGCTGTCGAATTACTAATATTATTAATTAAAAAAACTGGTTCAGATGATGAACCAACAACTGGTTCTATATATGATTGTGGAATCTCTGATATAGTGTTTACCTTTTTTATCAAAACTTCTGGAATATTTATTGATAAATATGTATTGCTAATAAGGTCTCCATTTTTTGGCACATTAATTGTAATTTCTTTACCAAATTCAAATTCGCCTCCATCAATATATATGGATTCTTTTGAAAAATTTGTATAACGACGATACATTATTTTAAAAAATGTTATTTGAGGGGCTCCTGTCAGATACAAGTCATCAGCTCCATATGAGACAATATTTATTAATCCACCAGTCATATTTAGATTATATTTATATAATTTTATATATCAATATAACGAAATCAATATGAAGAATCTAGTATATTTTGAGTATCTTTATTATATGTGGTTATTATCTCTTGATTAGTATTTGTTTCAGATGCATAGACTGGTTTTTTTGCAACGATGATTATTAAACATATTAGTATTATAATTATTAGAATTATTAGAGGTATTAGTATAAAATATTTGTATTTGGAATCAATACTTTTATCAATTAATTGATAGATAATCCAATAAATCATTATATTGATAATAGTAACTATAAATATGTATGTTTTATCTGCTGACCCACAAAGAGTTTTATAAACATATGATTGTGGAAAAAATAATTGAGTAGGTGAATAAGAATAGCTATAACAATTTGTTTGCATTATATTATTATTAGATATTATTTTATACAAAAACTAATGCTGCCAATCCAGATACGATGCGAAGTACATTATAACAGACCGCATAAGTTCTTAAACTAGCTGTTAGGGTAGGTGAAATGATTGGAGATAAATTAATTTGAAGTTGAAGATTTGAAAGTTGTGAGATATTGCTTGCTCCGGTTGGTTGCAATAATAGTGGATGTAGAGCAAATGAATACATATGAGTTCCAGATGTAGTGGTATAATCAGTTGTTTGATATTGTTGTGTTTGTGTAAAATAATCTGATTTTCTTACAGATATTCTAGGATTACCATTGAATAGAATAGTTTCTGATAATATGAGTGGATTACCAATTGGTTGACCTAAATTTACATCAGATAATTCAGATAAGCTGACTCGATGTTGATATGAATTTGTATAATTATACAAGTCTCCACTATTACGCAAATAATCAAGTTGTGCAATCCATACTAATAACTTACAAGGATGAGAAACTGACAAAGTAGCTATTTCGGTTGTTCCACCAATACTTGATATGGGTGTATAAAATAATTGTTCAATAATATATTCATGTTTGGATTGAGAAATCTTTACTCGTTCTTCAATATCTAGAAAATAATAATCAACTAACAAAAAACAGTCAGATAATGATAGATTTTTAATAACTGGTTTGGGAAGACTCACGCTATTGGATGTAGTTGGATAACAAACAAAACCAGATGTTTTTCCAACAATCGCATAATCTGAAACGATGGATTGTCCGGTAGTTGGAATACCATTTAACTTTCCATCTGTTATTTTTCGATAATATAATGTGTTTTGAACTGGATCATAATTTATAAATATACCCGCACATACATTACCACTTACAATTTGTTCTAAATATTCATTTGGTTGAAAACCTAACATTGCATTAGTAGTACCATCATATTTAATAGAGTGAGTGGGAGTGAGCATATAACAATTTTCTACATCATCAAATTCTACATTTATTTTAATATCTGAGTATGAGAGACATACTATTGGAACTGCTAATCCGGGAGAACGACAAAACCAAAAATAAAAAGGTATAAATAACTGATACTCATTTTTTTGTGTAGTAAAGTTTGTCAAAATATCTGTATCTCCTATCATTTGATTGTATGATTTACTGTGATTTCCATCAATCATACCAGTCAGTTCAGACCATACGGATAACCATTCACCATAATGTCTATCTATTAGATTTCCATTAATTTCAACTTCTATTTTTTTTAGCATTGCATGTCCGACTCTCTTCACCCATGCAAATTTATTTGTATATGTGGATGTGGGGGATGGGATGTTTATTTTTGGCAAGGTTACAACCAGCATAATATTACCAACCAAATCACTATTTTTTGCAATAGTGCAAGTTGAAGTTTTGCCAAAATTTGGAGGTTTATCAAAATATTGCGGAATTGGTTCAATTGTAAAATTAGTATATCTTCTATAGACTACTTTGAAAAATGTTATTTGTGGATCTCTTGTGAGAAATATATCAGCATAACCATATGCTACTAGTTGAATTAATCCACCAGTCATTATCATATGATAAGAAATTTATATATACAGAATAACGCATATATAAATTTTTACTAAAAATCATATTATATGATAAATTTAGGGCATTCTAATCGGTCCCATACCAGAAGGACTACCAAGCAATTCTTCAAATGATTGCAGTACTTTGTTTGATATTTTTTGTTGTTGTGTTTGATTGTCTGATACAGACTGTTGTAGGTCAACAGTATTTTTAGCCAACCAGTCAATACTATGTTGTTTGGTTAAAATATTCTTCAAACTAATATTTCTTGAAGAATTACTAGGAATACATCCTGTATTTTTAAAATACTCAGCAAGTGTGTTAAATTTCTGTAACAAGTTCATATATTCAACAAATTTATTTTCTAGTCTTTCAATTTTGATTAATCCATCCATAACTCGTGTTTTGTCATCTTGGCTCATATTAAGATTATTTGATGCAAGATTTTGCAATGTTTCATCAAACAACGATTTAAGCATCATAGAAGTTGATGGTGGGGCTCCACCAATTTGTGAAAAATATGAAGTTCCAGCTGGAAGTATAGCTTCTGATAAATCATTTGATATAATAGAAATATTAGTAGTACTCGGGATACCACTCATTTTGTTACTAACATTAAACAGAAATCCTTTTTGAAATGAACCTTGTTTAAAAATATCTTGATACCATTTTAAGCCATTAGATTTATTTGGAAGAGAACTAACAGTATTAGATGATGCATTTTTGTTTAAGATTTTAGGATTATTATTAATATAAGCAACCACACCTTTCAGATAATCCAATAATTTAGTATTTTGTTCAATAACTTTTCTAACATCGCTATCAATCTGTTTTGCAAGAACTTCTTGTTCCCAATTATCATAGTCTTCAATACTAACAATCCCATTGTTATCCGGAACAGTTTGTCTAAATCCGAATCGTTTAAGAATAACCATTGCAATATAAGGGTCTACTTTAGATAATTCATCTTGAGCTACATCAAACATGTCTTTATCATCAAGTGAATCCATAACACCTTTTAATCCTCTCATATCACCACTCAATACATCTCGAATATATCTCGCACAACCATCATCATCTCCATTTGCTTTAAGTCTAGCTCCTAAACAATTACTATTATTATTTTGAATTCCAGATGAATATACTGGTTGTCCATTTTCCATACGATATAAAGTACCTGCTGAATCACGTTGCCATACCTCACCAGTCACCATATTTACAGCCAAATCATCAAAAGACAAAGAGGAAGATGGTGAGGATGAGATACTATCGCTATCTTTAAAATAGTTTACAAAAAATTTCTGGTTATCAAGTGGTAATCCTACTGAAGAGCTTCTGAAGTTAGTTAATGTCAAACCAAGTTTGCTTGCAGAACCAGTAGTTTCACCAGTAGCTAAACGATAAAGGTTACGGAGGGTATGTGCATCTATATCAGCATTTGGTATGCGTTTAATATTACCTAATTGATTAGTATACATAATATCTCCAACCAATGATTTTGACAAAAATGGAATCTTATTTTCAAAGATTGTTGTATATCCACCCATCACATTAGTTTTACGTAAATTAAAACGATAGTTATTATAATTGGATGCATCAATATTATGATAATCAGATTCATCAACACGTTCCCACTTGTTATTTGCTGCATTATATTTCAATACATCAATTGTTTCTCTGTAGACATTTTTTACAAAAGGTTTAAGATTTGCCCACCTGTGAGGTGCATATACATCAGCAAAAAGTTTTTGGATGTCGGATCTTAGTGTAGTTGTACTTCCCAAAAAAGTGCTTGTTACTGTTCTAGGTGTTGCATGGTCTGATACATTTTTAGTAATCTTATCCACCAGATACTGATTAAATTTTTTGACACCATCAGCATCCGATGCAATCTCTATAGCAAGTTTTTTTAATGGTTCGTAGTCTACGGAAGGGTTAACACCAATATCTTCTGCAATTTTTTTAGCTGCATTAAATAGCTGTTGTCCATATTTATAATGTGTGTACAAGAACTCTGCATACTCTACATATGCTTCTTTGATATTACTAACAACGTTTGTTGAAGTAAATGTTGTACCACCATTTTGTGTGTCAAACTCTCTAATAAGTTTAATTGCATTTGATTTAGATTTGCTATCAAATAATATTTCTGAGCAGAGGTTGAATAAATAATTATTATTAGTTTTAACAGTATCACAGTCACCAAAAAAGAATGACATAAAATTTCCAAAATTAGGGGTTAACCACATAAGATTTCCACTGCTGATTACACGTACGTATTTAGAAAAAGTAAAATTTGCTAAATTAGAACTATATGCAACATTTAAATTTTCTGGACTCGCGACTCTACTATTTATCATAATACCCACCGTCAATGCAACCAATGTTTTGGTAATGACTTGATGAATCGTATCATCCTCTGATATACCCACCATATTTATCAATTTTTCAGATAGAACATTTTTTGATCCTATATTTTTATTTAGAAATTCAGTATTCATATATGGTGCATATTGTGCTCCAACCAAACCAGTAATCCTGACAGCATCTGATTTCTTGGTACTGAGCAATCGTACAACAGTATCATTGAGAGCTTGACGAACTTGTTGCACCAATCCTTCAGAACCTTTCTGTTTATCAACTTGTGCATGAAATTTACCAATCTCAATCAACATATCAGTAAAGTGTGGCGATACATCCATATCTGCACCCTTACTGGCAGCATCTTTATAATTTCGATTCAACATCAATTGATATAAAGGATATTTTTTAATTTGGTCAGGATCCGTTTCAGTATTCACTGGTTGAGTTGGATTACCATTACCATACAATCCTGAAAAAAAATCATCACTGTCTTTTAACGAATTACTCAGTAATACTAATTGTTTTGCAACATCAAACTTTGAGGTCATTGTAAAATATATATTATGTTTATAGAAAAAAAATAATTCATAAAATACTAAATCTATATTTTTACGCAATTTATATTTACATTTTTATATCCTGCTATATTATTTTTTTCGTAATTTATACTATAATGAAAATATTTGATAGATTTCAAAATATCAATTTAATTCAACTGGTGGTAATTATGTTGTGTGTTATAATTATTGGATTAATAGTATCCAACACACTTGTAATCAATTCATCCAACCAATCAGGTATTTTGGTAGCAATGGTGCCTAAATCTTGCACCCCTCAAGCCAAGCAAGTTCAAATCAATCCTATTCAACAAGTTCAAGCAAAACCAGAAATCACACAAGCACCGCAACCAGAACCACTCACCAACACCTCTGCCAACAAATTAGTATTATATTATACGGAGTGGTGTGGATACTCTCAACAGTTTTTACCTGTATGGAACGCACTAAAAAAAATGATAGCCAACAAATCATCTAATCTGATACTTACCCAAGAATATGATTGTGATAAATTCACCAACATATGCGAACAAAATAATATCGGAGGATTTCCTACACTCATCTTACATAAATCTGATGGAACCAAAATTAAGTATACGGATGCAAGAGATGCAGATACTATAATGAGTTTTTTGGTTCAAAATAATGCTATCTAAATTAATATATTAGCTCAAATAATACTATTTGTGAAATTTATCATATAATTTTTGCCCCAAATCTTTTAAACTTTTTTTTTCTTCTATGTGTTCAAACATATAGTTGGGCACATCCCCTCTTCCATAAACCAATCCATATAATCCACCACATATACCTCCCACTACACTATCACCTGGATGCAACATTGCATAAAATATTAATTTTTCCCATACACCATCTGAATACAACAAACAATCATACGCCATAATGAGAGCACAAAATCCACCCACACCCACTATATTATTATCTGAATCATCAGCTACAAACATATCATAATAATATTTGAATCTAATCAAAGGGTGACGAGTCGCACGGCTCTCTGCTCTCTTTCCATCCACAAATCTAGTAGTTAGATATTTGTTCCAATATTTGATATATTTCAAATAATCACCTATTTGCTGATTACTTTTAAAATTAATATATTTTTTAATCTTTTCTGATTCTAAAATATCAATTAAAAGTTTTATCCATTCATTAATCCCAACTTTTCGGATAGCCAATGAGACAAAAAATGCTACACTAAATCCTGCCAAATAACCAATCACTGAATTATTAGTTAGACGACTTGTTTGAATCGCACATTCTATCAAATTATCTAAATCTTCTATCTGATACAAAGCCATACCGATGCATATATTTCTAGCCACACAACTATTATTATTACTTTTTGTATCATATGGTAGTATTCGGGCATCAGATTTATCGGTAAATTTCTCAATATATGATTCAGTATTTGATTTAACTCGTCTCCAAATATTATTTTTCTCATCCTTTACAATACGATTATGTGTGGAAGCAAGATTATTTTTTATACAAAGTATAAATTTTTCATCTACTTTTTTTTTGTATGATAACATACCGATACCAATACTTTGTGCATACAATGTAGTTGCAGATACTACCCATTCATTCAAACTAATACTATTAACCCCACCCAGATGTATGAAATTATTCACACACTCGCTCACAGTAGATAAATCAAGAATTTTATTTTTTGATTCATTAACTATTATTTTCTCTATCCCATAACTGATTGTATCAGCCAATGCGTATACGTATAGGCAATCAATATATGTGTTATTCATTTATATTATATGCATATAATAATTCGTGTTTATCCGAGACTTAAAAATATATATAACTATATCAAATATGTGTGAGGAAGTATTTGATATAGATTCTATAGTAAGTAAACTTGCTGCTAAATCTAAAAAAAATAAACCTGATAAGCAATCAGATAATATTGAGATAGATGATGCTCAAAATGATTTATCATATGGGATGCCTGATTATTATAAAATAATGGGATGCACATCAAAGGATTCTGATGAAGAGATTAAAAAAAAATGCAAATACAAGTTAGCAAAATTTCATCCAGATAAAATGCTTCCAACTCTGAGTGGCTTACCACCTGCACAAAGACAGGTAGAGCAAAAATTATATGAATCTCAATATAAATTGGTTAGAGAAGCATATAAGATATTAAATGATAGTGAGGCAAGAAAATATTATGATTTGCAGAAAAAAACAATTGATTCAAAGAATTTTGCCAAACAAAAATTGTCATTTGATAATTTTATAAAGTTGCAAGAATCAGAAAAATCCAAAGGAGTTGGTGTGATAGATTATGCAAAAAGTGTAGCTGATATGGATAAAAAACATAATTTTGATAGAGAGAAATTTGAAAGAGAAAAAAAAATAAAATTTGGAAAAGATGATATTGCTAAGAAGATTTCAGATTTAGAACAAGAAAGAGAACAACAAGATATGGAATATCCTAAGAATAAATTTGAAAAAAAAGCATTTTCTGTTGGAGAATTTAACAAACAATGGGATATGTGTAATAAGAAACCAAAATCAGATAAAAAAAATAGTGGTTTGATATTATGGGATGGTATTGCGGCTGGTAATGACGAGGGAGCAAATTCTATGAATTATGTTGATATTAATTCTAATTATGAGAGTTTGTATGATGATGATAGGCATGGTAATCAATTATTTGCATCAACTGTTTCAACAGAGTCTGAATATTCAGATCAGAGTAGTGATGAGATAAATTTCAAACAAACTGATTATTACGAGTCTCACAATAAGGGTAAAAGTAAGGATGAAATTAATAAAAAGCTAAAAGAGATGATGGATGATAGAAATACATATGATAAAAGATGTGAGTTAGAAGGAATTGGAATGATGGGGTCAGTTACAGATAATCCATTAAATGTTTCAGCTCAGATGGGAAAAGTTATAGGGAATAATAAAATTGGTGGAACATTAGAATATAAGAAAAAATTAGACAAAGATTTGGTTAATGCTTATAAGAATTTGTTAAATGAATCTAACTAAATAATACTATCGACTAAATAAAATGAATTCATATTATCTGTAAATAGTGTGAGTGGTTGTGGATATGAAGGCATTATATTTTTAAGATAATTTTTATCAATATTTCTGATTATATCTATTTTGCTCATACTTTTATCGGATATTATAAATATTAAAGTAAATACTGTAATACATATTAACCATATTTTTAGATATTTGACTACCATACTTATAAATATAATCTAATATATTTTTTTTATAATAATAATATAATGTCAGCATATATAAATGAATCATATGATTGCAATTCAGATAATTTTAATCCAGATAAAATGGCAAGAGCGATAAATAAACAACATAAGGATGCTAATATGAAAGCAAACAGTGATAGAATGATGCAATTAACAGATATATCAAATGGTTCTAAATATTTATCTGGAAATTTAATGCCAGATAATCCGGCGTATGGATGGTTATCTCAACAAGGAGATTTTTCATCAGGATTACCAGAATTATTTTCACAACAACAGCAAATATGTGATGCTGATAGCACTTTTTCATCTCAGACTGATAATAGTTTCAAAAATTTGGGCAGTATGAGTGAAAATAGTTATGATTTGGCTAGTAATTTTTCTTTATTGCCTTCAAAAATTAAAAAACATTTGAAAAATAATAGCACTCATATTAGTTTGATGAAAAATAAAGATGACTCAACTATTATGAGTCATCTTAAAAAATGTGAACAATGTAAAGAAAAATTATTAAAAATAATAACATCAGATGGTCATATTTTTACTGATTTGGAGGATATACAAAAATATGATTCAAAAGAGTCATCTGGTTTTAAATTTCCAGAGTTAAAAGATTTACTAATAATATTATTAGTTGGTGTTATAATTATTGTGATACTTGATATATTTTTTAGAAGAAACTAGTATTTTTTACGTAATCTTGGATCATTTTCTATACCATCCCAACTAATAAATAAAGAAGTCGCAGATAACATGATGGTTTGAATACATTCTGCATTTAATTTTTTTTGTATTATTGAAACACAATCTGATGCAGAATATTCAGGACATTCTGGATATACCATCACTACCTCATACACAATATCTGTCAATCCAGCACTATTTGCTGCCATTATTGATTCGCAACATTTTTCATAAATAGTATTATAACAATTTTCTAATGCTTCTTTTCTTTTTCTAACTGTTTTTAATAGCACTTGTGAGTTAAAAACAAATTTTTTAGGGTCTTTTTTTTGAAATAATGTTTGTATATCTAGTTGCCCACTTTGATGTGGTTTAAATTCATCTTTGATATCAAATAATGATTCTATGTTTAAGTTATTCATACTATTGTGAAAGATTTTTTGTTATATCATACAGACATAATGTTTGATATAAAATAAAAATTATAATAATATGATAATATGATTAACCATATACTTGATGATAAAATAAATATATTGTTAGGAAAATCAGATAAGAAGAATAAAACAATATTAGTTTTGAGTGGTGGTGGTGTTAAAGGTATTGCTCATATGGGAGCATTAAAGTCTTTAGAAAAACGTAATATGTTGTGTGGTTTTAAAACTATAATTGGAACATCTGTAGGTAGTTTGATAGGGCTTCTTCACTCTATAGGATATTCACCAGATGAAATGTATGATTTTATAGAATTACTTGATATATCTAAATTAAGGAATTTAGATGCTTCATCTCTGTTGGAAGATTTCGGATTGGATAATGGAAAAAAGTTAGAAGTAGTATTGGTAAAACTATTAGAAGCAAAATCAATAAAAGCCAATATAACATTTGGTGAATTATATGAAAAAACAAATATTAATTTAATTTTTACTACTGTTTGTCTAAATGATAAACAAATACATTATTTATCACATACTTATACACCTGACCTTGATATATTGACTGCATGTAGAATGACATCAAGTATTCCAATTTATTTTGTTCCAGTCAAATATAAAAATAAAATGTATATTGATGGAGCTTGTATGGAAAATTATCCAATTCAATTATTTGAAAATAGATTAGATGAATGTGTGGGTATATGTTTAATTGATGGAAATGAATATACAAGTGAGCTAAAAAATATAGAGGATTATTTATATTGTTTGATTGGGTGTTTTTTTGAAGGAATTGTGCAAAATTCGATTAATCGTTTTATCAAACAAACCATAGTTGTATCTGTTCCATCATTTGGAACAATGATGAATCTTAATCTTACTACCAATCAAAAAAAAGAATTATTCAATATAGGATTAGAATGCGGAAATAAATATACATAATATAATTGCGTACCCGATATATAAATTTATATCATTAACAAAATATATTAATGGCTGAATATTCGCACACAAAACCCAATCTAATTAGTGAGGCTGGGAAAAATTATAGTTATCAAACATCATCTACTAATATGATGGCTGAATTTATGGCTAATGGTGAAAAACTTGTTCCATCTGATGATAGAGTTTATTATGATAAAAATAATAATGTTGAAAATGAAGTTTTGGATGATGATATTGATAAATATAAAAAACCATCTCCATTATTTGCCGAACAATCGCAAGCAGAAGCTTCAAAAAAAAGTAATACATATTCGCGACAAACTAATTCATCATCAGATGATAAAAAATATTCGGCATCAGAAACAGTTCCTGATAAAAAACAATATGATACAGATGACCCATCTACATGGACATCTCAACAAACATTTTTAAATAAATTAGATATGTTGAGAAAACTAGGCGAACTTGCACAAAATGGTGTTAAACTTTCAAAAAATTATGGAATGAATGATGATTATAATACTATGAAGTTTGAGTATGAGTTGCATACTGGTATTAGAGCCAAACAGAATGCGGTTAGTTGGATGAGTGGAATGATGATTGGAATTGTTAAAGGTATGGAATTATTAAATGATAACATGAATCCATTTGATATGAAATTTGAGAATCAGTGGTCAAAGAAAGTAACATCAGATATTACAGATTATTATGATGTTTTGGGAGAAATATATGAAAAATATGCTGGGGGTAAAAAAATGGCTCCAGAGTTAAGATTATTTTTAATGCTTACTGGTGGAGCAGTATCAATTCAAATGTATAAAGGTATATCAAATTTGATGCCAAATATGTCAGACAAAATAGATACCGATACATCTATGATAAAGAATTTGCGACAAAAAAGTCAACAACCCAATATATTAAAAGAAAAGATTGAAAAGGAACACGTAGGAGCATCCAACTTAGCTGCTGAGCTACATATGTTGAATCAAAAAAAGAGTGAGTTTGATAATATAAATAATAGAGCAAATGATAGTGAGAGAATGAATAATTTTAACAATTCATTGATTCTAACTGACCAGAGACCAACAAAGCAATCTGTATCAGTTAATAAAACCAATCCTATAAATCAAACCAATCCTCAAACCAATCCTCAAACCAATCCTCAAAACAATCCATTCAATCAAGTCAATCAGGGAACTCAAATCTTACTACAAAATCAGAGACTATTGGCGATGCAACAAATGATGAATAGTATGAGACAATCAGCCAATACTGTTCAACCTGTTAGAGTACCTGATATAAAAGTTTCTACAAAATCTCCATCAAAGTCACTTGCAAAAAGTGAATCTATCGATACTATCTCTACCACTAGCACAAAATCTGTAATATCTATTAATCCAAAACTTACTAAAATAATGGCAGATAAAAAAAAATTATCTGAAAAAAGTTCATCTATTTCAACTGATTCAGAAAAATCATCAGAATTATCAGATGATTCAGACAATATATCAGCAGAAGCAATTTCTTTTGGAAAGAAAAGTGCAGTATCATCCGATGGAGCCAAGAGAGGACGACCTCGTAAAAATATGCAAATAAAAATTAGTTAAAAATTAGTTAAAAATTATGATGAATTGACTGTTATAGTTACAGGATGTATGTTAGATAATGTGATTGGTTTGACTTGTTGAGATTGAGAGGTTGGTTGAGAGACTGGTTGAGATTGAGAGACTGGTTGAGAGACTGGTTGAGAGACTGGTTGAGAGGTTGGTTGATATGGTTTATAGACTTGTTGAGAGGTTGGTTGATATGGTTTATAGACTTGTTGAGAGGTTGGTTGATATGGTTGAGAGGTTGGTTGATATGGTTTAGATTGAGGGAGTGTTTGAGGTTGTGAGGATGGTTCTGATGATAATATTGGTTGAGGTTGAGATTGAGAGGCTTGTTGAGGTTGATATTGAAAAACTGGTTTGATATTTAATACTGATGTAGATGATTCTTGTTTATTATTTTTTTCACGATTATTTCTTGCTTTTCTTTTTGAACGTCCAGAATGTTTTTTATCTTTACTGCTAGACGATTTGTCAGACTTTTTACTTTTACTGCTAGAAGATTTGTCAGACTTTTTACTTTTACTGCTAGAAGATTTGTCAGATTTGTTACCTTTACTTCTTGAAGATTTTTCAGATTTGTTACCTTTACTTCTTGAAGATTTTTCAGATTTGTTACCTTTACTTCTTGAAGATTTTTCAGATTTGTTACCTTTACTTCTTGAAGATTTTTCAGATTTGTTACCTTTACTTCTTGAAGATTTTTCAGATTTGTTACCTTTACTTCTTGAAGATTTTTCAGATTTGTTACCTTTACTTCTTGAAGATTTTTCAGATTTGTTACCTTTACTTCTTGAAGATTTTTCAGATTTGTTACCTTTACTTCTTGAAG